CCCGCCGGACGGCCCGGCGAATGTCTACCTGCAGCGCATCGACAAGCTGCGCGGCCAGATCGACGAGGTCGGCCTGAACGTGGCCACGATCAACCAGCAAGAGAGCGGCATCGCAATGAAGATGCGCTTTCAGGCGATCAACGCCGCGCTGTCGGCCTGCGCCGAGCGCACCGAAGGCCTGGAGCGCCGCGCCTGGGCGCTGTCGCAGAAGTGGCTCGGGCTCAGCACGGCACCGGAGGCCGCCTGGGCGCGCGACTATGACATCGCCGACGTCGAGGTCGAACTGCAGATCCTGCTGGAGATGCAGCAGGGCGCGATGCCGCCCGAGGTCATCGTCGAGCAGCAGAAGCGCATCGTGCAGCTGCAGTTCGCCGGCCTGGGACAAGACCGCGTCGACGAGATGATTAGAGCGCTGGAGAGCGGCTCGCACGTGCTGACGCCGGGCGGGAACGTCGTCCCGATGCCGGATCGCAATGCGGGCGTGCGCGAGGCCATCGTCAAGACGCTGGGGGCCGGCAATGCCGCAGGCTGAAGACGACCAGCTGCTGGCCGCCGCCCTGGCCGCCAAGGCGCTGACCACGGCGCAGCAGGCCCTAGCCGCCGCGCAGGCTGCCGGAGAACGCGCGTTGCCGGTGCCGGTCGACGTGCAGGCGCTGCTGGCCGGATTCGTCGACGCCATGTCGAGGCTGATCCTGCCGACGCCGGCCGTGACCGTCGAGGCCGCAGCCGCGCAGCCGGTGAACTTCACCGCGCCCGATGTCACCGTCAACGTGGCCTCGCCGCCGCCGGCCGAGGTCAACGTCTCGCCGGTGTTCGAAGTCACGGTCCCGGAGGCGCCGCCTCCGGTTGTCAACGTGGCCGCGCCGGTGGTGAACTTCGAGCCGCCGCCGGTGAACGTGCCGGCTGCTGTTGTGCGGATCGTCGAAGTTGCCACGCCGCGCGCGCCGTGGCGCATGACCGTCAGCCGCGACCCGCGCACGAATCTGATCCTGTCGGCCGATATCGAGCCGGTGGAGGCGGCAGCATGAGCATCGCCGATCGCCTGCGCGCGCTGGCGGGCGCCGCCTTCATCCTGCTCGCCGCCTTTGGCGCGCAGGCGCAGACGCGCGCCGAGCTCGAGGCCAAGGCCGCCGAGCTGCGCGCGTGGATCGTCCAGCTGCAGGCCGAGGCCGACTTCATGATCGCGCAGCGCGTGCGCATCATGGAGGAGGTCGCCAAGACAGAAGCCGAAGTCGCAGCCATCGAAGCGCAGATCGCGGCCATGCCGCCCGAGCGCAGCGACGTGCTGCGCTACTGGTACACCAGCGACGACGGCGACGGCCCGAGCCGAACGATGTGGTCGCGGCACCTGCGCATCGGCTGGGCGAACAATGGCGGCGACTGGCGCGACGCGACCGGCGCGAAGCAAGGATCGGCGCCGTTCGCACAGATCGCAGTCAGCAAGCTCGGCCCGCTGTCGATCGCGCTGGCCGACGTGCAGGCCATGCGCCGCGGCATCCTGCTGCGCATCGCCGGCAAGAGCTACCCGAGCGCGACGCTCGCCGGCCGGCTGTCAGCGACGCCGCCGACGCTGACCGTGACGCTGAAAGACGGCACGCAGCGCGTGCTGCCGGTGCTGTCCCTGGCCGCGTGGAACACCACCACCGTCAACGGCTTGGACACGCGCCGGGCTGCCAAGCTGGTGACTGGCACCGGCAGTGTGCTGGCGCTGTTTGACATCCCCGCTGATGCCGTGAGCGGCGTGCTCGACCTGACCGTCGTCGCGCGCAACAGCTACCCCGGCACCATCAGCGTGCTCGCGCTGGATCCGCCAGGCATCATGTACCCGCGCGAGCATGCGCCGCAGCTCGGCATCGCGGCGACGGTGGCCGACGAGGAGGCGCTGAAGGCGCACCCGAGCGTGATTCGTGCCGGCGACTTCGACCTGCGCAACCGCTCCGTCTTCACCGGCATCGAGCAGTCGCCCAACGTCACGAAGGAATACCTGCCCGACCCGCTGGCGCCCGGCCGCATCATCTATCGGTCGATGTTCAAGCAGCGCGACGGCACGGCCAGCGGCGATCAGAACTGGCGCGGCAGTTTGAGCGCCACCGTTTCTATGTCGCCCGCAGACACCGCCGACCCAATGCGCCCGATCAAGGAGCCGGCGCCGCGCGAGATGTTCGCGCGGCTGTGCTTCAAGATGGAGGCGGACTGGCTCGCCCGCAACGACGCGAACAAGATGGCGCTCGGCTGGGACCTGCGCTACGGCTACTGGGCGCAGGGCGGCTACTGGCAGCAGACCACCGGCAACGGCGGCGCGCGCGGGACCGGCCTGAAGGTGCTGCGCACCGCCAAGCCCGGCGCAGGCCAATGGGAGTATCAGGGCCACAGCATCCGCATGGAAGCGGGCAGGGCGCCGATGGACCCTGCGCACCCGCACGATGCGCTGCGGCCGATCACCAGCTACACCTACCACCTCGACCAGTTCGATTTCAACGGCACGGCCGAGCGCTGGGGCAACGCCGTCATCGAGCGCGACCGCTGGCACTGCATCGAGCAGCAGCTGCGCGTCAACAGCGTGGTCGGCCCCTTCGACGCCAACGGCAACGGCCAAGCGGTCCCCGACGGGCTGATGCGCACATGGATCGACGGCGTGTTCGTCGGCGAGCGCACCGGCATGCGCTGGGGTCGACACCCGAGCATGGGCGTCGAAGGCCCGTGGATCAACTGGTTCTTCGGCGGCAAGCAGGCGGCCGACCGAGAGATGCACTACCAGATGGCCGACTTCGTGCTGGCCACCGAATACATCGGCCTGCCCAACAACTTCTCCCAACGCAACCACTGAAAGGCAATCATGACTGCTCGCACCATCAAAGCCATTGCGCTGCTCGCGTTTACCGCGTTCGCGCTGATCATCTACGGCACCAATGCTCGAGCTGCGCCCACGCTGACGGCAGATGCCTATAGCGCCACCGGGCCGCAACCGTCAGCCGCCGAGTGGTCGAGCGATGGCAGCACATGGCGCGCTTGCACCGTCACTGCGCGCGTTCCTTCCTGCGACCTGGCGACCATCGGCGCTGCCGGCAGCTACACGCTGCGCATGCGCTACGTCTACACAGCCGGTTGTCTTGGTGAGGTCTGCTGGGCTGCGGGAGCGGCGTCGTCCACCCCTTTCGCCTTCGTCTGGCAGGCCGTTCCTGCACAAGCTCCGGCCGGCCTGGCGCTCAAGCCGTGATCTGCGTTAGCGAGCTTTGGGCGCGATGATGAGATCGCGGCGCGCACTTCGCCGCACGGCTTCTGTGCCGCCTTCTGCGGCGGTCTTCCCGCTGTCTGTGCACGCGAGCGGGCGCTATTTGGTGGATGCCCAGGGCGATCCTTTCCTGATCCACGGCGATACGCCATGGTCTCTGCCGTCGTCGTTGACTGACTCCGAGGTTGATCAGTACATCGATGACCGAGCGGAAAAGCAGTTCTCTGCACTTCTCATCGAGGCCCCAGTTATCCGCTTCACGCCCGATGGAAGCACAAATAACGTCGATGGCGTCGCGCCGTTTACTTCGATGTCCGGCAATTGGAACTGGACGTTGAACAACACCTACTGGTTGCGCGTCGATCGGTTCGTCAATCGCTGCAAGACCAACGGCATTCTTGCGCTCATCAACCCGGCGTACTGGGGCTACAGCGGCGGAAGCGAGGGGTGCTACACGCAAGTGCAAGCTCAGTCGGACGGCACGTTGCAAGCCTATGGTGCGGCGCTCGCGACTCGCTACACACAAGGCAACGTCGCGTGGTGCCTGGGCGGCGATTACAACGGCACCAACAGCGGGGCACGCGACAAGCAATGGCAGATCGTTGCCGGTATCCGCTCGGTGCGGACGACCGACATCATTACCGCTCACGGCACGCCGCAGTCTGACTCCATCAGCGATGGGTGGACCGGGTACACAGGGCTGAACCTCAACTTCAGCTATCCAGAACAAGCCAACATTTACGAATGGTGCGCTACGTCCTATGGGCGTAGCGGGCCGATGCCCTTCATCATGGGCGAGGCCATCTACGAGCAAGAGCGCGGTTCGCCGATCAGCGCGGCGGGTCTGCGTCGACAGAGCTACCAAGCCATGCTGTCTGGGGCCTGCGGGCAGTTTTTCGGCAACAGCCCAATCTGGCACTTCGAGTCGCCCAACGCACCCTATTCCTACTCGGGCACCTGGGAAAGCAACCTCGCTTCGACCGGGTCACAGCAGCAAGCTCACGTGAAAGCGCTGTTTGCTGCATACCAGTGGTGGAAGCTTGAGCCGAAGACCGACACGTCGCTGGTCACGGGCAGCCTGAGCAGCGGGGACTCGCGCATCTGCCCTGCGCTGGCCTCTGACGGCACATTCGCAATGATCTGGGTGCCGAGCAGTCAGACCATCGCAGTCAACACCAGCGCTCTGACTGGAGTTGCCGGCAACGTGCGCATCCGGCGATTTAGCGGTACGGACGGCAGCTACACGTCGATCAATGCGGGCGTCGCAAAAACCTCGTCGCAGAGTGTGGCGACAGGTGCTGAGGGCGTGATCGTGGTGGACTCCGTATGAGTATCTCGGCCGTTCAAGAGCGCACGACGCTGCTTGGCGGCAGCAACGTCTCGACTCTATCCATTCCGTTTGGGTCGAACGTCACAGCGGGCAATTTGTGCGTCGTCGCGTTCGCTCACTACTGCGACCCAGCCCTGACGCCCTTAGCTGCTCATCTGACAAAAGCGAGCGGCACAGCGACCATCGGAACCATCGCGCTTGATGTGCAGCGCGTGGTCACGGCTCCTCAGGACCAATTTTCTGTAGCGATCTACTCATTCCCGATCACCGGGTCGGGTTCGCTCACGATGACATGGGGCACGCAGTCTGGGAGCTACCCGACAGCGTGCTACGGCGAATACGCATCGACGGTCGGCTGGTCGGCTACCGCGGCCACCCGGCTTGAGGCGTCCAACTCAGTTACCGCCAACTCGGCAGCAGTCGATTCCGGCAACGGCACGTCAGCGGGAGAGGCGCTGTTCTTCGGCGTGGCGACTGACGCGCGGCCGGTCTCACAAACAACTACGCAAGACGGCGCGTTCACGCTGCTGTACGAAAACGAAGATCCGACGACTTACAACACTGCGAGCTTCATCCGCCGCATCGTGTCGACCGGAACGACAGATTCGGCGTCGTGGACTATTAGCACGCCGCGCCCATATGCCGCCGCGCTGGCGGTCTACAAGGAAACCGGTGGCGGCGGTGGTTCATCAATTCTTCGCCAAATGATGGCGCATCACTGAGAAGAGATAATGCTGCTCGACATCATCACCAAGGGCTCGACGGATCGCTCTGTCTGCATTCGCATCATCGATTCGACGGATGGCACGCCAGAGACCGCGGTGGCTTACAACACCAGCGGCATCGATCTTTGGTATCGGCGCGAAGGTGCTGCGGTGGTGTCGATCACTGAGGCCACGCTTGCCGCCTTGACCACGGCCCACACCGACGGCGGGTTCCTGGCTGTGTCTCATGGGTACTACCGACTCGATCTTCCCGATGCGGCGTTCGCCACGGGGGCGAACTACGTGGACATCGGCGGCACCGTCACCGGCATGGTTGTCATCGGTGGCCGGGTGCGACTGGTGGACTACAACCCGGAAGACTCTGTGCGCATGGGCATGACCGCGCTGCCGAATGCAGCGGCGGCGGCATCTGGCGGGTTGTTCATTCGAGGCACTGGGGCTGGCGCCATCAATCAAGATGCAAACGGCCGAATCGATGTCAATGCGATCGCAGTTTCTGGAGACACGACAGCTGCCGACAATCTGGAAACCGCGTTTGATGAAACGGCAGGGCCTGTCCCGTGGCTTGGCATCGTCGATCAAGGCACGGCGCAATCAGCAAGCTCCACTGGCGTAGTGTTGCGCTCTGCCGCCGCATTCGCAGACGACACGCTTGTTGGTTGCACCATCGCCGTGCTTGGCTCGACGCAAGGTTATTGGCAGTTCCGCGAGATCACTGACAGCGCGCTTTCTGGTGACACGGTAACGGTGGATGCCTGGGGAGTTACGCCGAGCGGCACTATCACCTATAAGATTTTTGGAGGCCCACCGGCGCCGGCTACACCGCCATCTGTGAACGTGACGCAGATCAGCGGTGATTCAACGGCGGCCGACAACGCCGAGGCTTTCTTCGACGGCACAGGTTACGCTGGCACGAACAACGTGATTCCGACCGTCACCACGCTGACCGGCCACACCGCGCAAACAGGTGACGCCTACGCGCGTTTGGGCGCGCCGGCTGGCGCTTCGGTGTCTGCTGATGTGGCAGCGATCAAAACCGACACCGGCAACCTGGTGACGCGCATCACGTCGTCGCTGTTCTCAGGTATCACGTCGATGGCCCAATGGCTGGGCTTGCTGGCCGGCAAACAAACCGGCAACTCGACGGCGCGCACAGAGATTCGCGCGACCGGCGCAGGTTCTGGCACCTTCGATGAAACGACGGACAGCATCGAGGCGCTGCGCGATCGCGGCGACGCGGCGTGGGCCACTGCTACAGGCTTTTCCACGCTGGACGCTGCTGGCGTGCGTGCTGCTGTTGGCCTTGCCTCGGCGAATTTGGACACGCAGCTTTCTGCAATCGTCGCCGACACCAATGAACTGCAAACCGACTGGGCGAACGGCGGACGGCTGGACCTGATCCTTGATGCGCGTGCTTCGCAGTCGAGCCTTGACAGCACGGATGGAAAGGTTGACAGCATCAAGGCCGTGACCGACAAGCTCGACGACACGATGGAAGACGACGGCGGGACGTACCGCTTCACCACGAACGCGCTTGAGCAGGCCCCGAGCGGCACTGGCGCGTCTGCCGCGTCGATTGCGGCTGCGATGTTCACCGTGGACACAGGAGAAACGGAAGGCGACGCTGTGCCGGGTTCAGTGGTCTATGAGATCGTGCAGAACGCGGGCGGAGGAGGCGGGCTTGACGCTGCCGGCGTGCGTGCTGCGCTTGGCATGGCCGCGGCCGACCTTGACGACCAGCTCGATGCGATTAAGAGCGACACCGCCGCTACGCTTGCGGACACGGAGGAAATCGGCGCTGCTGGCGCGGGGCTGACCGCCTTGGCGAGCGCGGCGAATCTGGCAACGCTTGCCGGATACGTGGACACTGAAGTAGCCGCGATCAAGGCCAAGACCGATAACCTGCCGAGCGACCCGGCAGACGCGAGCGAAATCACCGGGGCGTTCTCCACCGTCAACGGCACCCTCGCCACGATTGCAGGCTACATCGACACTGAGGTTGCGGCGATCAAGGCGAAGACGGACCTGATCCCTGCAAGCCCTGCGGCTGTGGGAGACATCCCGACCGCTTCTGCGAACGCCGATGCGCTGCTGGCGAAGGTTATCGAAGGCACGGTCACACTGCTGCAGTCCATCCGGCTCATGAACTCTGCGCTGGCCGGCAAGGCGTCGGGGCTGGACACGACGAACCCGATCTATCGAGACCTGGGCGACACCAAGAATCGCATTGACGCAACGGTTGACGCGGACGGCAATCGCAGCGCCGTCACGCTTGATCTGAGCTGAAATGTTCGGCCGCGCGTACTTCGGCGGGCGCTACTTCGGCGGCCGGTACTTCGGCGATGGTGGAGACACCGCCCCGCCGGGCGCATCGGCCGCGCAGATTTGGAACTACGTTCTGCCTAACGGACTGACTGCCGGAGCAACCCTGGCCGCCATTCACGCTCGGATATGCCTGAACGATCCGCGCGTCGAGGTCAACGTCAAGGAGGTCAATGACATACTGATCCAAGGCACCGGAGCGCCGCCTGATCACTGGAGGCCCGCGTGAACACCTGGGGCACATCGTGGGGCGACTGCTGGGGCGATACCTGGGGCGCGGACGACACAGTGCCGCCGATCATCAGCAGCGGCGGCTCGCGCAGGCGCGACCCGATGCGGATCGACGATGAGGACATCGAGTTCCTGCTGCAGATCGTGGCCGCGGCCATCGCGGCTGGCGCAATCCACTGAAAGCGAAGCATGGAGCCAACGCCCGATGAACACCGCAGCCTGCGCCGGCTGGCGGCCGCTCTATTCGCCGCCGCGGCGATGTCGGCCAAAGCCGCAGAGACGCACCCGCTCGATGTGCCGGTGCGCAGCTATGCGTTCGTGCTCGTTGTTGCCCTTCTTGGCGGTCTGGTGAGCTTCTACGCCAAGGTCAAGGCCGGCAGCGTTTCAGCGTGGAACCTGTTCCACCTGATCGGCGAGCTGGCGACGGCCGCCTTCGCTGGGCTGATCGCCTTCTGGCTGTGCTCGTACATGGACGCGCACCCGTTCATCATGGCCCCGATCGTCGGCATGGCTGGGCATATGGGCGCGAAGGCGATCGCGCTGGTCGAGATGTGGGGGCAGACGGCCGTGCAGCGGAAGATGGGCGGACCGCAATGATCCAACCCGTAGCCCTCGCCGAGCGCATCCTGTCCCTGCTGGCGTCGCAGCAGCGGCTGGCGCGGCTGGTGCGCGCCGTACCGGCGTACAGCTTCCCCGACATGATCGAGCGGGACCGCGCGTTGGCCGAGGCCGACGAGGTGCTGGCGCAGCATCAGGCCTTCGAGACACCCCCGAGATGATGGACGACCGCATCACCGCGAACTTCACGCTGGGCGAGTTCGTGGTCAGCGACACCGCCGCTCGCATGGGCATCGACAACATGCCGCCGGCCCGGGTGGAGGCCACGCTGCGCAACGTGCTGATCCCGGCCATGCAGCGCGTGCGCGACCTGCTGGGCGTGCCGGTGATCGTCAAGAGCGGCTACCGCAGCCCGGCGCTGAACAGCGCGGTGCGCGGCGCCCCGTCGTCGCAGCACGTGACCGGCCACGCCTGCGACTTCATCGCGCCGGCCTTCGGATCGCCGCGGGCGGTGTGCCTGCGACTTGTCGACCGCCTGGCCGAGTTCCACGTTGATCAGCTGATCGCGGAGGGTGGCTGGGCGCACATCAGCTTCAGCGCGCGGCCTCGCTACGAGGTGCTGACGGCTCACTTCACGGCGGCCGGCGTGAGCTACACGCGCGGTCTTGGATAGCCCGCCGTCGCGCCAGATCAGCGCAGGCGGGCTTCGCGCCTCTAGCCTTCGCTCAACAACTCGAAGGCGCGGCCAAAACTCCACGCGCACAAGAAAGCGCAGCCATAGACAGCGGCAAACCAGCAAGTAGCAGCGGCGCCAAGGCGAGCAGCGCCCCATCCGTCGCGGTCAAAGAAGGAGTCGAGGTCGTGGAGGCAGGCCCCGAAGGCCCGAAGACCTGCGAAGAAGCTGGCTCCGAACACCACAGAGAATGCCAAGACCTTCAGGCTCAGCTTGGTGTCATTCATTTCGATCTTGCTCCCTGTTGTCGAGCCAGTTGGACAGCCACAAGAACAGCCCGCAGGCCGCGACAACGCCCACGAGCACGCCCAGGAAGAACGCCGG